GTAAAAATCAAGATAGTTGTGCTCCGATGCGGTCTCAAGCCGAAGAGGTTGCTAGAAAGAAGACAGTAGTGAAGAAACGACGACATGGTAAACTAAAGAAATCTCGTTCTAAACAAGAAACAAAATCCCAAGAGTCACTTTCTAGGCCGTTATCCAATGATGAAGTAGTTAAACAGAAAGGGAAAACGGTAAATGATACGAAACATGAAGAAGAGTTATCCATGGACCCAATATCCATTTTTCATCGTTCACATCAAATAACCCCACCACCAGAAGATTTTGGCGCTGGTGATATTGGTTGGGTTGTAAACACTTGGGTATTACAGAGTGGACAAGTCAAGAAAGCGTATTACATGGAATTCGGAAATGGTTCTTGTGAGGTTCATTCAGTTGCTTCATTTTATGCCCCTTGTGGAAAGTTATTTGAAGTACCAGTCATGGGAGTCTTTCCAGCAAAGAGGTCAGAAGATGTTTGTTTACTAGCATCTCAGGATCTTCTATTTTCACTAGTGGAGAGGAAAATTGATCGACAGCAATATCGTTGGGACAACAATGTGTTGATCGATAATAAGTATCCTTTGGTTGGCGGACCAAAAGCAAGAGTAAGAAAGGCGGCTTATGGTCTTATATCACGGGCGATTGGGGGTAAAATGATGTTTGATTACACACTCAATGAGTCTACTATTGCTGCTGAATTCAAACGATTTAACAACAATTATCCTGGTTTGCGAGCTGATGTCACAAGTGTTATGCAAGAGGAGTGGTATTTAGAAGGAATTCAGAAGTACAATGATGTTAGGACTAAGGAGTGGCCATCTATAGCCAGAGCAGTGATAAGTGCTGCATGTGCAAAAGAAGGTACCACAAGAGAGTACTTAGAGCGCAAGGCTAAGTTTCGTATCGCATTGAATTTGGCTGCAAAAGTGGGGATTCCGCCCCTGTTGGCTTTTGCTGTCTTGTTTGAATGGGGTAGTCACTTGTCCGGTGTTTTTCTGACAATAGCGTTAGTGTCTGTTTCCTGTTTATCTTTCTATGGTGGTACTAGTGAAATTATCCCCCTTTATGTGGATGGCTTACAAAAGACTGTTTACAAGAACATCATGAAGGGAGAAGTGCGTTCTTATCGTCCAATGGGTCAAAGGCCAATGCCTGCTGCGTTACAATACATCAAACGAACGTCTGCTGGTAATGTTCCGAATCCAAAGGCGCTACCACCGATTATGGACAGTGTTAAACTGTCTGTAAATCATAAGTCTCCGCCAATTGATAAGTGGGTTGTGAACTACGGTACGTGTACTGAAAAAGAACTGTTTATACCAGTGAATGATTCTTATGGGGTTGAACAAGCTCTACGACAACGTGTAGTTTATGATCGCGAAATTGATGAGTCCGAAATGAAAGCTTATTGTAAGTTCTTTAAGAAGCAATGTGAAAAATTACCCATGTTCGATGTTAGTGGTGGGGATAATTTTAAACATCTATGCAGCCAATACGGTGCCCGCCGAGGTACTAGAATGTATGAAATGGTAAATGATGAATTGCAACGTGAGGATGGACAATATGTGTATTTTGTTAAGGGTGAAGCTTACATGAAGATGCCAGAGGAAGTGCGTGATCGACTGATTGGGATGCGTACTGACCGATTTTTGGCAAAATTCAGTTTAGCATTTAAGAATTTGTCAAACCACATTAAGAATTATTTTAATTCTGAAACAAATTGTTATTACTCATCAGGTGGGGATGTTCATACTGTAGGAGCCTTCTTTGGAAAAATGCACGACAACTACCCTTTCAAATATGAAGCTGATGTGAAGAACTTTGATGGATCATTGGCAACGGAAATTCTAGAATTGGAAGTGTGGTTTTGTCAAAATCAGTGTACTGGTTGGCCAGATGACATGGACTTTGTTTATGATCATTGGGTTACGACTGAAGGCTATAGTAAAGACAGAGCCATTAGAGTAATTATGGAACATGCAAGAAAATCCG